AAAGCAGCTAGTGATGATGACGATACGTTGTCTTACTTTAGTAAATTGGCTGAAGAGGAGTAATTCTCTCTCACATCAATAACTTTGAAAGGGCGGCTGAAAGGCCGCCTTTTTTTTATATAAATATAGCGTATGGCAATATCAATATTAGACCCTATCAAAACACAACAAGGTGGCATTAGAAAAAGTGTTGACTGGTATAGAAAAAACGTTGCGACACTATCTGATAGTATAACAGCGGCTAAACTAATGAGATCAGGCAAATTAAATGGTATTCCTAGTAAAGGAAGACTAAATTTCTTCTTCTATGACCCTAAATATAAACAGGTATTACCTTTGTATGATAGGTTCCCACTTGTTCTACCTTTAGAAACAATTCCAGGTGGATTTATGGGAATGAACTTTCACTATATAAGACCTGTTCAACGAATTAGTTTATTGAACAATTTACAAAGATATGCCTCTGGTGGTATGAAACCTAGTACAAGAATTGATGCTACCTATGATGGTATTAAGAATGTTAGTATTGCTAGAAATACTATTAAGAAATATTTGTATGGTCATGTTAGATCAAACTTTTTAAGAGTTGATTTTGATGAAGCAGCGTTGGCAGTTATGTTACCTGTACAACAATTTAAAAAAGGAAGTCCATATTAATGAAAACAATTAAAAGAATTATAGCAAAACTATTTGGCATAAAACAATGTCAATGTAAGGACAAGTAATGGCAATATTAAGAGGCGGAAAAAGAATTGGTGGGTTTGATATAGGAATAGGTTTACCTAGAGATAGAAGCCTAGACAATGTACAATCTGATCCACGGTTAAGACAGAAAGCTGGTGGTAATCCTGAAACTACAATGGGTAGATTTCAAGCCATGGTCAATGAGGCTGAGGGTTTCGCTAGAAAAGGAAGATTTTATGTAGAATTTTTTATGCCAAAAGGATTAGACTTTGGTGGTGGTATAGGTGCTGAAAATACAGCAGTGGAAGTAAAAGGCACAGGCGAAGGTATAGAATCATTTACAATGGGTAGTGAATTAAGAGCTGTACATGCTGCTAATGGTAAAAGAGTAAGAGCATTTTGTTCTGAAATAAGTATGCCAGATAGAGATACAGAAATAAAAGAAGTAAGACATGGAAATGCACCAGCAAGAAAGCATGTAATGGATTTTAAATCTGCTGATATAACTGCAACTTTCTACCTAGATAAATTTATGAGAGAGAGAAGTTATTTCGAAATGTGGCAACAAGCAGCATTTAGTACAAAATCATTTAATAAAAATTATTACGACAATTATGTTTCTGATATGAATATATTTCAGTTAGGACAATTTGCTAGTAGGCAAGAGCGTGATGATGTTACATATGCAGTAAAACTTTTTGATTGTTATCCAAAAACTATTGGTGCAGTTGATTATTCATATGCTGACAATAATGTACAAACTTTCCAAGTCACATTTACCTTTAGATATTGGGTAAATTACTTTATTGACAAGGCAGGACAAATAGAAATAGGACAAGCAGAATTTGGATCACCAGAAGTAAAAAGAGCTGGTGGACTGTTTGGTGGTTTACTTGGTAAACTTCCAGCACCATTAAGACGAGCAGGGCGTGATGTCTTAAATGAGTTAAGAAGAAGAGCGCCAATAGGTAGAATTACAGGTGGAAGAGTATTTCCTCCATTTAAAATTCCACCTTTAAATTTATAATAATAAGGAGAAATGATATAATGGCATTACCAAAAATTGATGCACCAACTTATGAGTTGACTTTACCATCTACAGATTTAAAAGTCAAATATAGACCATTTTTAGTAAAAGAAGAAAAAATACTATTAATTGCTATGGAAACTGGTAAAGAGAATGAGATATACGAAGCAACAAAACAAATAGTTAATTCATGTACATTTGATACATTAGATGTAGAAACTTTACCTATGTTTGATTTAGAATATATATTTTTAAATATTAGAGCTAGATCAGTAGGTGAAATATCTAAATTCAAAGTTATTTGTCCAGACGACAAAAAAACTTATGCTGATGTAGAGGTTGATTTAACAAAAGTTGAAGTGCAAGTAGATGATGAACACACAAACACAATAATAGTAGATGAAAAAAGAAAACTCGGAGTGGTTTTAAAATATCCAACAATGAGTATATTAAAGTCAGGCACTAATATAGATAGCGCAAGTATGGATACAATATTTAATATGTTGACAACTTGTGTAGAACATATATTTGAGGGCGAAAAAATATACCCTGCGAAAGATAGCACACAAGAAGAAATAAAAGAGTTTTTTGAAGGTTTATCACAAGAAAGTTTTACTAAAGTTAAAAACTTTTTTGATACTATGCCAAGAGTTAGACACGAAATTGAAGTGACTAACCCTGTAACAAAAGTAAAGAGTAAAGTTACTTTACAAGGACTTAACGATTTTTTCGAATCTGCCTCGCCCATAATAGCCTAGAGGCCTTTTACGAAATTACTTTTGCGTTAATACATCATCATAAATACTCATTGACTGAAATTGAAAATATGATGCCTTGGGAAAAAGACATATATGTACAATATTTAATTAATCATATTAAAGAAGAAAATGAAAGACGAAGAAGGGATAACATGAAAAAATGATACAAAAAATAAAAAACATATTCGGATCAGGTTGGTCAGGATTTAAATACGGCGTAAGACAACTATGGCATTTCATAGAGGTAGAGATACCTGAATTACTTTCTAATTGGAGAGCAGTACCAAGACTTATGATGCTTGCGTATGCTTATGCTTTTATGGAAGTTATAACTTGGTTTATGGCACTAGACGCACCCAACAACGCACAAGCAGGTTTAGTATCTGTAGTAGTTGGCGCAGGCGCTGGTTGGTTTGCAATATATGTAAACGGTAAACCTTCAAAAGTAAAGAATAAAGAATAATGGTTGAAAGAGTTTTAGAAGAAGCAACAGATAAGTCCAGAGTAAAGCAATCGGATATTAAAGCTTTAATGAAAACGGTAGTGTCTGGTACAATGCAGGCAGTATCTAAAGGACGTGAATTATCTATATCACCTACAGTAGTCAGAAATATCACAAAAGATATTGTAAAAGACTTTGAATCAGGTAGTGTGGAAAAATTTGAAAGTGCTATGGATAGAACAGAAAAAGTAGTTGAGAAGTTAGGTGTAAACATTAAGGATTTCAATGTAGGTCTTGCTAAGAGAATAGCAGAACTAAAAAATCAAAGAGATAAATCAGCTAAAGAGGTTGAAGTATTAAGAGCAGACAACATAGCGGCAGAAACTAGAACTATCAAAGAAGGTAAAGAGTTTAGAGTTGAAACTAGAATATTGACTAATACTGAATTAGAAATGAGAAAGTCAATTCTAAAACAAAGAAAAGAACAATTTGAAGAAGAAGAAGAAAAAGTAATTAAAAAGAGAGAAAAAATATTAGAAGAAGAAAAAGTTTTATCACCACAAATGAAACAACAAATTATAGATGAGAAAAATAATTTGGATAAAGAAAGAGATTTAATTGAAAAAGAAGATTCCACACTAAATCCATTGACAGCAGAAGATGATAGAGGTGGAGCTAACAGTGCATTCCTAGAAGAATTGAAAGCACCATTTATGGCATTTGGCGATGCATTAATGGGACTAAAAGAAGGCGTAATGCAAGGAAAAAAAGTATTTGATTTCTTTAGTAAAGGTGGCTTAACAAAAGGATTAAAGAGTTTTGGTAAGAGTATCAAAGTCATAGGTACTTTCTTTAAATCAACAAGAGTATTAATAGGTCTTGCAGTTGCTGGTGTAGTGGCTGCTATATTTTTCTTTAGAGATAAGATTGGTGCTGTTGCAGATTTCTTGGTAAGTATACCTGAAAAGATAGGTAACTTTTTTAAGAAAGCATTTACGACATTTACAGATTTCTTTAAAACCGCAGTTAATACAGTTATTGGATTAATAAGAAAATTACCTTTCATGGAAGATTTTGGTACATTAATGGAAACTTCTACAATGAAAGCGGACAGAGAAGAAAAAGAAAAAGCAGAAAGAATTAAACAAGGTGAAAAAGACTTTGATAGTATAGGTACAGAATCAGGATTTGAAACAACAGAGAGTGGTTTAATGAAACCTAAGTTTGAATTTGATAAAGGTGCGTCCTTTGATGATACAGATGCTGGCAATGCATCAAGTGTGGTATTTGATCCTAATACTGGTGAGGCAAAAATATTAAATAGACAAGTTGTAGGAAATAATTTAAAAGGTGCGGGTGGTGATGGCACTGGCGATGCGTCAGTTGCTAAAACATTATTCCAAGAACAAAAACAAACACAAATGTTTGATACTGGTGAGGTACCATCAGCAGTTGTTTATAATAATCAAAATACAAATGTTGGTGGAAGTAGTCAAACAATATCAGGTTTTGTAACTAATAAAAACGTAGATAATACTTTTATAAACTTATCTAACGATATGTCACCCTAATAACTACCTAAGTCTTTCTCAGTAATTAATTTAAACTTCGCATTATTATCATCAGCATATCTTGTTGCTGCTTCCCATTTTGCTCTATTCTTAATATACTCAAAACTAGAACGCATAAATGCTCTTGTTTTCTTTGTAGGTGTTTTTGGTGGTTTACATTGACGAGATGGTTTAATCTCAATCAATATTTTGTCGCCTTTGATAGTACGAACTATGAAGTCAGGATAGTATCTGTGGTACTTTTTGTCAAGTGGATTGTAATATCTAATCGCTAATTCTTCACTAGCCCAATATGTTATGTCAGGATTACGGTCACAGTACAGCATGAACTTACGCTCTAGTAATGAACGATATACTATCTTTGTGACATCACCAACATATTTCTTTGGGTTGCTAGGACGATATAAACCTTTGTAAGACTTCTTCATTTTGTTATAAATATAGAATATATATAAAGGAACTATAATGGCGTTTACAAGTAAAATTTCTAGTGTAATAAAAGGTGCAGTAAAGAATCAAATTTCTGGTGCTATTGGTAATGCAATGAGTGGTTTTGCTCAAGGACAATTTCAAGCGACAAAACAAGCCGCCAAGTTGTTGAATAAATCACCATTGGAGATAGAAAATATTAATCCAACATCACACATGAAAGAGAATCCGTACTCATATGGTACGGTATACTATCCACAAGAAACATCTAATTTAGCTGATGGTCACTATATTATATTTGATGTTATAATGCATAACTCATCTAAATTTAAAAATACAAGTTTTAACTCTAGTAGAATAGCTACAAATTCAAACAACCTAGTTGGTGAGTATGGTTATTCAGCTAAAAGTCAAAAGAGTGTACAATCAATTAAGAAAGCTGGTTTAGCGGCAACACAAAGAGTACAAGGTGTGAAGTCAGGACTAAACGAAAAGACACCTACGCATTCATTTATATCAGATAGTATGATATTATATACACCTGCGCCATCATTAAAATTTAGTTATAGTACAACTTATGAGAATTTAGAAACAGGTGTGGCAGGATTACTAGGTCAAACAGTTGGTAATGTTAGAGATGCAAAAGATTTTATCTCTGGTTTAACTAAAGCTGGTGAAGGTATGAAAGATGCTATATCTGCAGTTGGTAGAAAAGCATTGTTTGGTGCTGCTAGTTTGTTACCAGGGTTTGAAAACGCAGAGGCAGCATATGATAAAGCAAAAGGTCAAGCGTTTAACCCACAGATGGAAGTTGTATTTAAGTCAGTACCATTTAGAACATTTGAATTTCCATTTGAGTTTGCACCTAAAAACCCAGCAGAAAAAGACAGTATGCATAAGATAATTAATATGTTTAAGTTTCACATGTTACCAGAATATCAAAGCACATCAAAAGGTTTCTTTAATGTACCATCAGAATTTCAAATAACTTATATGTATAGAGAAAATAGAAACACATATATTCCTAAAATAAGTCGTTGCGTGTTAAACAATATGAGTGTAGATTATGCGCCTGAAGGTGTTGTATCAACATTTATACCAGATGAACAAGGCGCACCTACAACATATGGAACAATGAGTTTGTCATTTACAGAGACAGAGATAATGACAAAAGAAAGAATAGCGGACGGTTATTAATATGTATTTTAGTAAATTTCCACAAGGTAATTACGATTTAAAAGGTGACGGTAATTTTAAACTTGTTACAGACATTATGAGGCGAGTTAAAGTAAGAAGTAAAATTATTGATGAAGCTTCATTATATGACAAATATGATGTACCAAGTGGTGAGAAACCAGAAGATACAGCATTTAAACATTTTGGTGATCCAGAACTTCATTGGGTTATTTTAATGACAAATAATATCACAGATAGATATTATGACTGGCCATTGAGTTTACAAGACTTTGAAAGTTTTATAACAGACAAATACACTAACCCAGATGCAATACACCATTATGAAATTACAAAATCAAGTGGTAGAACAACGGCAAATGGACCAGATGACTATTCACATAAGATAGAGGTAAACAGTGACGCTACAGGCGCTGAATCGGTCTCTAATAGGGAGTTTGAACAAAGACTACAAGATCAAAAGAGATTAATTAAGTTATTAAATCCATCATTTTTAGGATTATTCATAACTGAATTTGAAAAACTAATTAGTAAGTAATATTATGTACAATGAGATTAATACGAATGAGCTGAATCAAGCTGGTCAATATGTCTTATCAGATGTAGTGTTGACTTCTTTTCAATCCAATGAGGGTAGAAACGAACCAAAGAAAATATCAATACGATCACTTGTCACAGAGATAAACATTTACGAAAGTTTAACTAGTAATACTTTATCAGGTAACATAGTTGTTACGGACGCACAGAATATACCTAATCACTTACCACTTACAGGCTTTGAACAAATAGAATTTAAATTGTTTACACCAGGAACAAGTAGAGCATTTGATTTTACTGCGGTAACTGGTCACCCTATGCATGTCTATAAAATATCAGATAGACAAGGAATAAATCCTAGAACACAAATTTACGCTTTACATTTTACAAGTAAAGAAATGATAAAAAATGAACAGACAAGAGTTTCCAGAGCGTTAGAGAATACTAGTGACAATTCCATATTGAGTATATTAAGAAGTGAACTAGATTCTAATAAGACATTGACTTTAGAAGAAACAAAAGGTATACACAAATATGTTATGCCAAGAGTAAGACCCTTTACGGCGATCAATATGTTGGCGAAAGAGGCAACTCCTAGATTACATCACACACCAGGTATGTTGTTTTATGAA